ATATATTGACACTGATTCCATTTATGTTAATTTTGGCCCGCTCATCGAAGAGGTGTTTGGAACTACCGACATCGAACGCAAACAAGGTGAAGAGTTTCTTGACCAAATTTGCTCAACTAAAGTAGAGGCAGTAATTGAAAAAGGTTACGAGGACCTTGCAAAAAGAATGGGTGCCTATCGTCAAGCAATGTTTATGAAACGTGAAAAGATTACTGATAAGTCAATCTTTATTGCTAAAAAACGATATATACTCAACGCATTGAACAGCGAAGGCGTTCATTACGAAAAACCAAAAATATCTGTTACTGGATTGGAATCGGTCAGATCGTCGACTCCACAGGTCGTTCGTGATAAAATGAAAGAAGCCTTTGACGTTATTATGAAAGGCGATGAAACAGACACCCAAAAATTTATTTCGGATTTTAAATCTGAATTTATGCGATTGCCTGCTGAGGAAATTGCTAAGACATCAGGTACCGATAACATTGACAAGTATCGAGAACGCGGTAGTAGTCTTTACAAAAAAGGATGCCCTATGCATGTTCGAGGATGTATACTTTACAATGCCGAACTTGAAAAGAAAAAGTTAACAAAGAAATTTGAATCAATCAAATCAGGAGATAAGATTAAATTTTTATACCTCAAAGTCCCAAATCCCATTCGAGAGAATATGATATCGTTTCCTGGGGTATTGCCTAAAGAATTAAATCTTGACCAATACATTGATTACGAAAAACAATTCGATAAGGTATTTCTTACTCCTATCGATGCAATCCTTGAAGCAATAGGTTGGTCTGCAGAAAAGATTGATACTCTTGAAAGTTTTTTTAGTTGACATCATATAATAATTATGATACAACATTATATAATAATTATGATAAAATAAGAGGTGGAAAATGGTAACGGTTACATCTTATGAGACAGTTGAAAAAAATGTCCGCAATTGGGTATCAATTATGAAAGACCCATATTTTGATGGTTTTACTGGTTGGGGTCAAAAACAGAAACTATACCTACTGAAAGAATTGGTGGATGGTATTTTGGCTGACCCCGACCTCCCTCATTATAATGGGGAAGAAGAATGGTTAAAAGAAATGGAGATAACTTTATGAGTAAAAATTGGGTACAAGACATTCGAGATATGCACGATCATTTTGGAATGTCTGAAAAATTCGAAAAAATGGATCAAAGAACTAAAATGCAATTTTTATTGTTCAGAGAAAGATTTCTTAGAGAAGAAATGAGCGAGCTGCACGGTGCTATAGGAGCTTCAAATGGCGAACCACCTAATAAAGCTGAAATTGTAGATGCGTTGATTGATCTTTGTGTTGTTGCAATTGGAACACTTGATGCGTTTGGAATAGATGCCGACAAGGCGTGGAACCTCGTTCTTCAAGCAAATATGTTAAAAGAACCTGGAGTAAAAGAATCTAGACCAAATCCTTTTGGTCTGCCAGATCTTATTAAACCTGAAGGCTGGGTTGCTCCTGATCATTCTGACAACACTGGGAGATTGTAATGACAGATTTTAGAAGATCGATAATTGAAACGGCACGCCAATATTATACCGCTTCAATTTCAAGACACAGACTTAATGTTGAGGTTTTGATGCAAAACGGTGTTGGCGTTGCTGAACATCCTGATCTTATGGAAACCATTGATAACGAACTCGGAAAAATTGCAGAGTATCACGATAAACTTGAAATGTTAGTGCATTATTTCCCGGTTGGTGAATAAAACTATTGACATTCTTTTTCAAATATTGTAGAATAGCTGTATCATATAATGGAAAATTGTTATGGGTATTCGCGTAACAGAATCGGATAATTCAACATTAACTGAAGTTGCAACTAAGATGTACACTAAGGCATTGCCAAGTGTTATCGATAGTTTTCAAAATAACCCAAATCGAGAAAAGTTTACAACCGTCTTAGGTATGTACGGCGAAATTGTTGCATCTGAAATTTGCAACGCTGAAATTTCTAACAATCATGGTTACGATATGATTGTTAGAAAAACTACCTTTGTACCTATTGCCGGCATAGACGACGGCGGTCATTATCAGATTACGTTAAACGCTGGTGCACGTATTGAAGTAAAGACTCAATTTGCTTCTCAAGAAGATACTGTTCGGATGCAAGGTGTTGAAGGTAAACAAGGTCAATGTGATTATTTCTTTTTTAATGATTATAGCAATATCGATAGCCCAAGGCATTACTTAATTCCACACGATCAATTTTTCAAATCTGCATACATTAACGATTCAACAATTAAGTGGTATAAACCTCACGTTAACACATTTTACAAAAGCGGAAAACAAAAACCGTACCATGAAAATACTCTTTTAGTAAATTACTTCGAGGTGATTAGCGGTCACGTCGAAATAATCAATGAAACTTTTAATGATGATAAGGAGATAAACTCGATGGCAAATCGACGTGTAATGGAACTGACTGAAATCAACTCTGCTTATAAGCACGAACCAAACAAACTCGGTCTTGTTCCTTTTTCAGTACTTGACTCAGGTCAACTACAAATGGCTGCAAGAAATATTGTTTTGCGTAGTCGAAATACAAACGAAACCATTAAGTTAGGTGACGCAACTCCAATTTCAACAAAGCGCGTATTTGAAAATAATCGCAAACTCGCAAAGGTTGAATTGGATAAGACCTTCCCTGCGATGGTAAAAGGTTATTTCTTCAACAAGTTTAAGAAATTGCCAGTAGATCAGAATGCTTGGGTGGTCGAGTATACTGTATGATCTTAATTATTGAAGGTATGGATAATTGCGGCAAGTCTTATTTGATTAATGACTTGCGCAAGCAATACTTTAAGAGGCATCGAACGATTACACATCATTCATCCTCTCCTCCCACAAAATCCGCACCTGATATATGGGAACAAATGCATTACGATGATTTGTTCTCAACATTTAAGCAAATGGTCCAACACGAAGGTTACGACGTTCTGTTGGACCGTTTCCATCTCGGTGCAATTGTTTACGGTGCTAAATATCGTAATTCATCGCCCCACGCAATGAAAACAATTGACAGAAGACATCTTGAAAATTATGATCAAGCTGCCCTGTTATTGTTGACTGATACTAATGAAGGCATTATGTCTCGAGACGATGGCTTGAGTATCGAACAAAGCGCCGAAGAATATGACGATGTTCGTAGAAGGTTTACTGAAGCGTTTAAAGAATCATACGCAGTTAATAAACTTCACGTCAATATTACTACTAACGGTGGTATTGACAAGACGCTATCAACTGTGATACAATGGCTAGATCAAATTGAATCTATAAAATTAGAGGCATCCTATTAATGCAAACTGTAAATGACATTCGCAAAAAGTTGATGATGAAGCGTATCGAAAACGATTACGTTACCGATAAGACCGGTGTCAAAACAATTGAGCTCGTTGGTGAATCGTTTATTGCTGATGAAGATTGGATTGTTCGCAAGCCCAACTTAGAATATGTTCAACGCGAACTCGAATGGTATCACAATATGTCATTGCGAGTTGATGATATTCCTGGTGAAACGCCACAAATTTGGAAAGACATTGCGTCTACTCGCGGTAAGATCAATTCAAATTATGGTTATCTGATTTGGCATGAAAATAACGGAGATCAATATCGTAATTGTTTGCGTGAACTCCGTGCTAATCCAGATAGCCGACGTGCTACTATGATCTATAACAGACCAAGTATGCACACCGATTATAACCAAGACGGTATGTCAGATTTTGTTTGTACATACGCAAATCAGTTTATGATTCGTGATAACAAACTTGTCTCACATTATATTATGCGATCTAATGACGCCGTCTTTGGTTATTGTAATGATGTTCATTGGGCCATGCATGTACATAAAATGCTGGCTTATGATCTTAACATAGAGAAAGGCGATCTGATTTGGACTGCTTCATCGTTTCATATATACGAACGCCACTTTAAATTTTTGGATAAATTAATTACACATGGTTGATTGGAATACAAGATTTTTACAACTTGCTCGTGAAATAAGTACGTGGTCAAAAGATCCTAGTACTCAGGTAGGCGCCGTCATTATTAATGAGAAGCGGCGTATTCTTGCAACTGGATATAACGGA